TCACCGTACAGGCGGTCCTGCAGAGGGCCGAGGTCGAACGTCAGCGATCCGATCTTGCAGCGGAAGCACAGACCGTGTCGCTTGTCGGTGTCGGAGGCGAGCGAACGGCCACAGGGGCAGTACTGAGTCATCGCCCATCGGGGCTGAGTGGTACGTTACGCTGCGGATCTGACGTTCAGCCCGCCGATTCGGTTCGCCTGGGCCTTCGGACGGGCCGCTTCGGTCTGCTCAACGAACCAGTCGAGTGTGAACGGGGCTGCCTTACGTTCGATCTGGTACTCGGGCATGTGGACGTACTGCAGCATCTGCCACCCGATCGCCAGGGACATCACCCTGTCGTCGTGGGGCGAGCCCTCCATGCGGCCCTTCGCGTCGCGGCGGTAGGTCCGCATCTCCCTGAGCGTCTCCGCACAGCGAATGTCGATCTCCTCGTCACGCACCGAACCAGCCAGCCCGTCGATCACGATGGGCTTGCTGGACTTCGTGGTCCGCCAGCCCAGGATCTCAGTCTCCTGCGGGCGGATGTTGGAGTCGCGCCTCTGCTTGTAGATGTTGTGGTAGCCAGCGCGCTGCAGTCCCTTGAGGGTGACGAGGCCGTGCATGTTCGACTCGACGCCGACCAAGCACCCGCCGTACCACCACCCGAGGTGGGCGAGGACTTCCTCGCCGAAGAGGTCGGGGTCTACGTGACCGTGCCAATGGGCCACCACCTCTCCCGTTCCCGCCGCCACCACGTGGGCGGACGAGAAGTCGCCGTGTTCGAGTCCCTCTGCCACGTCGGCTCCGATGGCGTAGATGCCGCCAACCTCTGGCAGCCTCCACACTTTCAGTTCGCCGTAGGCGTGAATGTGGAACTGCGGCTTCTTCTTGTCTCCGCCAAGAGGCACCAGCCTGCCCTGGTCAGGCTCCGTCGGCTCCAGCCGACGCAGCCGCTCCAGGTCGAAGACGGGGTTCCCCGAGCGGATGAACGCCTCCTCGGCGTTGTCGGGGTACTCCTGCCACATGATCCACTCACGCCCCAGCCGTCGGGCTTGGGCGATCTTCTTGTCGTACCAGTCCTGGTCACGCTCGCTCGTAGCCCAGTTGAAGAACAGGGGCACGAACGGGTCGTCGGGATGCTGGGCAGCCTCCCACAACTGGTGGAAGATGTTGCCTTCGCCGTTGGCCGTGGACAAGGCGATGACACGCCCGCCGACGTCAGTGATCGGCTCGATCGAGGCCCACGCCTCGTCAGGGTTCGGCAGGAAGGCCATCTCGTCGAGGACGGCCAGCCACACCGCTTCGCCACGGGCAGGATCGTTGCCGCTCGGGAGCGACTCGATGCCTGACTCGTTGTCCCACATCTGCTTCTCGGCGGTGTCCGAGGTGCTCCTCGGGCCACGCACCTTCATCCAGCCAGGCAAGAACTTGTAGCCGTACTTCGACTTCTGCAGCAGCTTGGCCGCTTCGCGCTCGCCCTTCGAGAGCATGACGACGTAGCGGTCGCCCCAGAAGAACGTCGCCCAGAAGGCGAACGCGGCGACCAGGGTGCTCCACCCGATCTGCCGAGCCTTCAAGCAGATGACGCGGTCGTTGTCGACGAACGAACGCAGGGCCACGATCTGGCCGTCGTACGGGTCGAACTTGATCCGTCCCCGCTTCGGGTGGCGGATGTACCAGTAGGTGCGGACGAAGTACAGGAAGTCCTCGGCCGTCCCCTCGCCCTTGCACTTCCTCCACTCGATCTCGTTCTGGATCTCGCCAATGTCCATCAGGCACGCCCCTGCGTCTGCATCGAACCGATGTGGTTGCGGTGCATCCCAGGCACCCACAGGCCAGTGTAGCCACCACCGCCAGCGGCGGCAGCCTTTATCTCCAGGGCGAGGCCCTGGTAGCGGGACGACGTTGTCCACGTCTGACCAGGGGTCAGATCGGAGCCTGCGATCAGCCACTGGGCGCGGCAGCCCATGTTCGGGCCAGTCATGTTCATGCCAGTCGAGGTGCCAGCCGTCCAGCCAGCCTCAACCGACTGCGACTCGTTGGCGCGGTGGATCCACCATGCGATCTGCGCGTTGTTGGCGTTGCCCAACGCCGACATCGTGATGCCAGACGACGCTGTGCCCGTCAGGCCCGTCGCCGCCAGATAGGTGGCAACCACCGTGCCCGAAGGGTCGTGGCCGCTCACTTCGAGGATCGAGCGTCCTGCGCCGATGGCGGTGATCCCGCCATCGTTCGTGAACGTCACGTTGATCGAACCAGG